GATTCCATTCTAAACCATCTTCTAAAATTGCTGTTCTTGCGGCGTTACCAGTAGAAGTTCCTTGATATAAAGCGTTCCAAGAAGTTCTTAATCTTTCGGCGGCATCTGCGTCTAACCTTCCTGCGTGTTGTAAAACACCAGATGGTCTAGAACCATTTGCAAAAAAGGAACCTGAATATTTTTCGGCTGCCATTCCAGTTCCTATAGTTTCTTTTAACGCATAAATAGGCGAATACCCAATGACACCATCGAAAGTAGTAGCCATAATATGATAAATTTCACTTGAATCGAATACTTGTGCTTTAATTTGTTGCCGGTCATAATCATAAGCCCCTAACCATTTATAGTAAATTTCACCATCTCTGGTTTGGGCAACTTGCATAGAAGCTGGGTCTAAAGGCACTAAAGATATTGGTGTACCAGAAGAATTTCTTTCTATGTAGGCATAAGAATTTCCGTAAAGTAAACAACAACTCATCGAATACTCTTTAAAAGTATAAGAAGTCATTGCTTGATTTGCATTATTGTATAATAGTTTCCAAATCGGAGAATTTACATCCTCCTCTTTACCAGTTGGAGTAGTTTTATAAACTTTCATTGGTAAAGAAGCAACCGTTTCGGAAAGTATTTTAACACAACTATAAACAGCAGAAAGTCCTAACGCCGTATCGACTGAAACTGTTTCTCCACTCGAAGTTGTTGGTTGAAATAAAGCATCAGTCCAAGAATCGCTTCTTGTTATTGCTCTTTCCTCTTGTTTACCTAAAATAGCTGTGCCTACTTTATTTCTTATACTTTTTAAAATACTCATAAGTGCAATAACCCTCGCTCATTGTATACACTATCTTGTTGCTCTTTAATCCCCTCAAGAACCGCTAAAGCATTTAATGTTGCCGCTAACGCATCTATTCTACTGTTAGATTTTGCTTTACTGGGTCTCAAGTTGTCATTTTCATCATTTACCATACGAGTAGACGCAAAATGCGATCTAACTGCTGGCGAATTGTAATAAAACTTATGTTGCATTACTAGGGATTCTAATCTTTTACAAGGATTGCTTAATGTAAAAAATCCTTGCCTTACTTTAAGTATTGGAAAATTATTTTGGTCTACTAGTTGATTTAGAAAGTGATGAGCGTTCCAAGGGTCAGCTCCAATGCCTAATATTCTATATTTTTCAGAACAAGACAATAAAACATCTTTTATCCTATCATAATCAACGATATTACCTTCTGTTCTTTCAATATGACCTTGTTCAGCCCAAGCGGCATAAGGTAAACCATCTCTTTTTTCGGCTCTAAAAATATTTTCAGTAGGTAACCAAAGTTTTGCTAAACAATGACATTCATCTTGTTTTTCATTAGGAAAAAGTAAGACCAAAGCCGTAATATCTGTTGTCGAACTTAAATCTAGACCAGCAATACAATCCCTACCCTTTAGCATTTCCTCGTCAAACGGAACTAGACATTTTTCCAAGTCATCTGCCCTAAAGAACGCAATATCACTTTCAACCCATTCGTTAACATGTAATCTTCTGAAACTTGAGGAAAAAGAAGCCTGTTCTTTTGCTCTTTTTCGTTCCTTTTGTAAATATTCCAAGTCTAAAGAATACCCAAGACTAGGATTGGCACTTTGGAGTGCCTCATCTGAGTCCCATGGGTGTCCTCCTGAATCATAAATTATGGGTAAAAAATGTGGATCGTCAATTTCGCCATCTCGAACTCTTTCAGCATATTGATGCACTTCGAAACAAATAGAATCTCTTGATGAACCAGCCGTAGTCATAGCGATCATTAAAGGTTGCTTCCTCGCCGCCATCGAAGTTAACATAACATCCCAAAGTTCCCTTGTTTTTTGACAATGTAGTTCGTCGAATAAACAACAAGAACAGTTTGCACCATGTTGAACATTAGCATCGGCACTAATTACCTTATAAACACTACCTGAACTTTTTAAAATAATAGATGTTTTAGTTATTTCTAATAAATTACTCAATATAGGACTTTGACGAATCATTCCTACAGCAATATCAAATAATAATCGTGCTTGGTCTCTACTTGCGGCACAACTAAAAATTTCAGCACTAGGTTCTTTGTCATAAATTAAAGAAAGTAACGCAATTCCTGCACCAAGAGTAGATTTACTGTTTTTACGACCACAAGTTATATAGCATTGACGGAACCTTCGGTTCCCTGTAACTGGATCACGCCAACCCCATAAAGCACGCACAACATTTGCCATCCAGCCATTCGCATCTTCTAGGTCAAACGGTTCACCAGCTTTTTTACCTTTAACATGTTTAAGGAATGTAGTAAAAAACTCAACAGCGTTATCTGCCTCTTCTTTATCGTAAACAAAACCCTCACTATTTTTTTTAGGGTTAAATTTTGCTACCTCAAAATCATCATGCATTTCTTAAAAATTTCATTACATTAGGTTCTTCGATACCATTTACGTCTACTTGTAAAGAAGCCCTTGCAGAAGGTGACATACCAAATTCCCTTAACAATGACTGTAACAGTTTAGCGGCTTGGTTCGCTTGCCCTACAAAAGGTGATTGTTGTAAATACCTTACGCTACCGTCATCATTCCTTATAGGAAACACCGTACCATGTTTTCTTATCTTATCTTCTGCATCTCGCCACCTTATATATGTTTCACACAATATTTCGAGTGCTGCCCCATCTACAACAGTCAATACATTCATGTTCTTTAATAATGGCGTTATTTCCTTCCATACATTTTTAGCATTGTCACTTAAACCATCGGGCATCTTGGGCATGCCCTTTTCTGGCTTTGGTTCGTCACCACGTTCTTTGGCTCGCCAAGAGCCTTTCAATTTTAAAAGTTCTGTTGGTTCTTTATGTCTACCCATTTTTGTCTTTTATCTCCATTCCGTAATTGTCTACACCTTGAGTATAATCTACGTTTTCCCTTTTTATTAACTTGTTATTCTTAAAAGGACGATAATCAACGTGGTGTTGCCATCTTCCCCACTTTCTACTCACTGTAACCACATCAGGATGTTGCCTTCGTAAATGATTTGCCATTTCCCAACGTCCATCAAATTTTTCATCTTGGTGGTATAACTTGTCTGTGTTTCCACCAGTCATGGTCATAGTTGCCTGTTTATTGGCAAGAAACGCATTAAATAAAATTGTACACCATCCATCTTTTAAACATCGTAAAGATAAATCAGTATCTTCATTATATCGTCCTCTCCATCGATGACTTATTTCATTATTAATTAAAATACAAGAATAAACCCTAGTGTTTAATTTAAAACACTTTCTCATTAAACCTTCTTTTCGTATAACAAACATGTAATACTGGAAACCACTTTTTGCAACATTTAAATACCTATCAGTAAAATCTTCTGCGGCTTTAAAGATAGTTCCATCGCCTACTTGTATTTTTGTGTTTTGGTTATATCGATAAAAACCTCTAATATTATCGTCAAGTATCCAATGACGTTTTGCACCAACACTAATTGAATGTTCAAAAACCCAATTACGAGCAGGTATAGAACCTTGACCTAAATTAGAAAAAGGTAATGTTAATATTTTTTTACGATCTATAACTTTAGCGTATTCATCAAGTTCTTGTGGTTCTACTACTATGTGATATGGGACACCAATTCTTTCCAATGACTTTTGAGTAAGTCTTGACTCCCACCTTCCTTTACTAATTATATAAACAGGATACTTTGGATTCATTTTTTTATTAACGGTTGTTTAAACCTTCTCCAAACTTTACTTGTATCTGAATTTACTCTATTAAAACGATAACTCGTTTTTATTGGTAATTCAGGATGGAACTTTTGTAACACACTAATTTTTTTAGAACGACCACCGTCCTCATAAATATCTTTCAGTCCACCTTTGTTATTCCCAACTGGCTTATGTGAATAAACAAAGGCGTTCATTTCAACTGTACACCAACCGCCTTTTAAAACTTGTATTGACATGTCAGCGTCATGCCCTAACTTACATCTCCATTGATAAGGCAAGTCACTTCGAATAAGAATACAAGAACAACACATTTTATTTATACCAAAGGGTTTTGACTTAGCAAAGGCAAATACGTCAGAAGATAATGCAGATATGGCGATGTTTACATATTTATCGTTAAACTGTTCCATTAAGTTTAGAATGTATTTAGGCGATTGCTTTGTCTTTTTTCTGTTTGTGTATGTTGACACAGATGTTATATCGTCATCGAATTGCCAATGATATTCTTCGCCTTTTTCCTTTGAAAAATTTTTAATCCAATTCCTAGTAGGGTAAACACCAAGACCAAGATTAGAAAAAGGAAGAACGAGGATTTTATTTTCGCCATACTTTTCGGAATATTTTTTATATTCCTCCTTTTCAACAACTATGTAAAAATCAAGATCATCTTCTAAAAATAAATCAGCAGTATGGCAACAATCCCATCTTCCTTTAGATGGAATGTAAATCGTGTGTTTAAGTTGAGACATATTCTATATCTGAAAAACTTTCATCTTCTTGTATTGGGTGCCAAATAAATTTAGTCTTTGCTCCAATTTTTTGATTTACCATTTTAGAAAATTCATCAACGTCTTCTTGGTTTCTAAAATGCACAATTAGTTTTTGAAAACTTCTTTTGTCTTCGTGTGCGTACTCGGGCATCCCTTCCCATTCTTTTTCAGGATCGTCCGCAATTCTATTTGGATCAACAACAAGTGTTTGTATTTCGATATCGCTAAAACCTGTAAAGTCTTTCAAGTCATCCGACAATGCTTCGAGTGTTGAGTGTAATTCTATATTATCCCATTCGGAAAGTTCCGCAGTTCTATTGTCCGCTATCGCATAAGCTACTGCTTCGTCTCCATTCAAATTAGTTTCGACGCAATTGATTTTTTCCCAGCCCAATTCTTTTGCGGCTGCGTAAGTTCCATTGCCAGCAATTACAATCCCATCGGAATTTATAACGATAGGTTTTTGTTGCCCAAATTTCTTCAAACTGTTTCGAACTTTTTCCAAATTGCGCTCGCTGTGTTTCCTAACATTTTTAGGATCTTGTTTCAGTTCCGCAATATTCTTTATAGATATTTTCATTACACTCTCCTTAGGAATATATTATAATAATACTATACCCCCAATTGTAATTCTGGGGGTGAATACAAGACGAGGGACATACAACGTCTCCCCTTCTCCC